ATTGACGCAACCAAATAGGCATATTATAGACAGAAACATAGTCAAATCCACCTTGACCATGATAAAGAAGATTCCAAATCTCGTTATGTATGTAAGGTCTATCTTCGGCGGTTAGGAAAAAAAAATGAAATGTCTATCGGTAAATCCATTTGTTCAATTTCACCATTTGATGACTCATATGGAAAAGTCATATCTACATCTGGAGACATATCGTATAATTCATCTCGTAGAAATGAAGAGTCACCTGCCAACAACTCATTATCAACATAACTTCTTATTGCTTCTTTTTTGTCATTACCATCTATTGCAGTAATTGCGTATTTTATACGAGTTGTCATTTCTGGAAGAACTCCAGTTGTTTTTTCAAGTTTTTTTAACCCTTTGAGTTCTCCATCTATAATCTTATCATCACCAGAAGTTAATACTTGAACCGTAACTTCTCTTTTTGAAAGAGGTAGTTTTACATTGAACTCACGAGTTCCTTCAATAAATCTTTTGAAATCAATTTTTTTGTTATCCAATTTTGATAAGTCTACCGTAATTTGCTCTTTATTTTGTGGGTCATTAGGGTCTTGTACTTGAATTTTATAATCTTTTCCATATCCAAGAACTCTAGCTGCTATCATTAGAGCATTCTTATCACCTAACAATAGTGAATCTAAATCTACTTTTTCAACAATTAGATTTTCTAATACTTTATCAAATGCTATACCTTTTCTTAATAAAGATTGGGAAGTCAAAATGTCTTCTTCTTTTGCTGTCATATATCTCATTTCAACTTGTCCAGAAGAAAATGGATGTTCTTTAGGGTATAATTTACCTTCAGAGGGTAAATCTATCATCTCAGTTGGAAACTGGGATTTTACTTGTTCACTCATATTTTGTTAACTCCGATATTAGATGTTAAAACCATTCTGTATATAAATATGTACCAAAAGTAAAAAACCCCCAAAAAAGTTTCGGGGGTTCTTTATGGTGTATAGTATAGTGTGGACTATATTAAAATTGTAGTACTGCGTAATCGTAAGTGATAGTTACACTAATTTCTACAGGTTGTTCTTCTGCCCAACTTAAATCTCCAAAGTTTGCTTCTGAAATATATGCACCCTTTAGTGACCATTCTTCAACCTTATCACCTACTGGACCAAGTACATTAAATACTATGTCTTTCTTGTAGAAGTCTGCATATCCATTACGACCAGTAACAGACTCATGTGATAAACGAATCCATTCAATGACTGCTTGTGCTCCACTTGGAACGATAGGGTCATATAATGTTATTGTTATAGGCTGCCAATCTGCTTTACCTTTTAATTTTCTTTTTACATTGATGTGGTCAAGTACTATTTCTCCAAACTGAAGAGTAGGTCTTTGCATAGTTTTAATCAAATATGCTGGGATACCTTCAAGATACATGACATATCTGTTTTGAACTTTCGGTTCAAAAGCTGTAAAAAATACTTCTTGTGGTGTTAATAATTCTGCCATTTTGACTTCTCCAAAGTTTAATATGTTTCTTCTGTAATAAATATAAGGTTAGTTGAATTTTCGTCCAGTTTTAAAACAAAAAACCCTCTAAAAAAGAGGGTTTTCTGTACTTTTTTATGTTTTCACCAATTACTCAGGGAATGCTGCTCCTGTAGGTAATATGTTGAAATCAAGTATGATGAACTCTGCAGTTCTCGTAGGTTGTAGGAATATCTGACCATACATGATATTTCTATCTATTAAGTCAGGAGTATTATTACTATCATCCATTACGACCTTGAACGCTGACAAACCACTTCTCTGTTGAACTGACTCAAGGTAAGGGTTAACTATACCTAAGAATCTGTTACGAGTAGCCGCATTGTTTTGTTCAAATACTAAGAACTTCGTTGCTGATGCGATGAACTTCTTAACTGCAATCAAGAGTCTTCTTACATTAACTCTGTCTAATGCACTTGGTTTGACTTGAAGTGTTTTTTGACCCCAAATACAAATGCCTTGTCCAGGGAAAGTTGCAATCGGATTGATTCTTGCTTCATAAAGGTCATCCCTTTCAGCAAGAGTCAAACGACTCTTAACTTGAACTGCGTCTGTTATACCACGATTCAATCCTGCTGGAGCGAACCATTCATGTGCTAATGCATCGTTTTGTGCTATCACACCTGCTACAACAACTGATGGTGGAACCCAAACATATGTATTGGCATCAACATCTCTTATCTGTACCCAAGGGTAATAAGTAGCAACATAACTTGAGTCAAATGTTTGAACTTGAGTTACTGCTGATGATACTGATGTTGAGTATTCAAATGCGTCCATTACATAGAAAGCATCTGCTCTGTCTTCCACTACATTTTTCGCTTTGGTTGTTACTTTTGGATGTATTCCTTGTAAAACACCTGGAATCACAAGCATGTTAATATCATATTCATCTGGATTAGATATTGCGTTTAACGCTCTTGTATAAGCAACTGAACCACTTGCCGTTGCTGAAGAACAATCAAATCCTTGTGTATTTGCTGCTATGATTTCACTACCAACTTTTACATCGGTTGCTGGATTCTTTCCATCAAAACCACCTTGCATTGGAACAATAAATTTCCTCTGTGCTGCTGAACCAGTAGTTAAACTTAGTGTTACTGCTTCATTAACCAAAGGAGTTGTTGCTCCTATAGTACCTGCTTGTGCGAACAAATCAAAATCAACTTGGTTTGTAGATAATGCACTATCAGGTAATGGTGCTAAGTAGTTAAGGTTTTGTTTATATAAAACATCACCATCTGCTACAGAACCAGACCAGTAGTTATATCCGTATGCTACATTAGTATTTACATTACCATCATCGTCAATCTGTTTAGAAATCTGACTTGCGGCTAAAACACCTTCTGCACCATCATTAAGAGGTATGTTTATTGCACGATATCCACCTGGAACAAGGTCTGGGGATAAGGTTTTTTTAGTAACACCACTTACCATCTCAATGTAAACATTTTCATCTACTGGAGGATATTCACCACCTTGTAGAACAAGTTTACCATCAGAATTAACTTCTTGATACTGACTACCAATTACTTTTTCAATGTATTTTGGTGAATCTTTATCTAAGTTAACTTTTTGATAAGTTGCTTTGATGTCTTGACTTCTCTCAGAGTCTAAAGAACCATGAAAGTCTTTTACCCCACGAATTGTTACCGTGAAGTCTCCATAGTCTTGATTCACACCTGCCAACGCTGCTGCTGGAGGTCTAATGTCACTAATCATGATTTTACATAATTTGTTTACATTACTACCATGTGAGTGTGTTTTGAATCTGAAAAGATTAACTGCACTACCACCAATTTTTTGTGATACAATGTATGGTGATGTTGCTGGTTGAAAATCTTTTGTGAAGTCCAGTGGTGTTGCTGTAAATACACCAGAACCACTTTGTGCTGCACCATTATGATGGTTACCACTTGGAGCATCTCCTGCTGAACCACTAATAGATACTGCTGCTATAGTAATATCTTTTTGGTTTGCTGGTAAGTTCAAGTATACATATGCTTCTTTATCACCTCTTGGGTTTTCACCAAATACTTTTGTGACATAGTTATCATCTGTACTTGATAAAGATGCAGTGTATATTGAAGCTGCTACTCCACTACCACTTAACTCAAGTCCAAAAACAGAACTATTGACTTGTGCATAGTTTATACCAAAGTCAAGAGAACCTGAAGAACCAGACTCTGGTCCCATCTCTTGGAAAGTTCCACCAATCTCAAATAGAGATGATGATGCGAAATCACCAGTTGGGTTTTGAACTGTTGGTGCTAATACCGCCATTAGGTTTTCTGTCAATTCAGTTCCTGAAGAACTTGCGTTTGCACCTGCTGAACCAGAAGCTGCACCATAAATGAATAATGGATTAGCAACTGAATATCCACCTAAATGTAGTACACGAACAACGGTCACACGACCTGCGTTCTTCATATATTGTTGTACTGCATAAGGTGCATAGAAATCAGTATTTAATCCACCGAATTTTTCCTTAAAGTCATTAAATGACTCTACGGGTGTTGGAACAAATGCTGGACCCTTCATTGTAGGCCCGACAATTGCTGCCCCTATCTGTGCGATACCAGCGGGAAGAAATGATAAGTCTTTCTCGTTGGTAAATACACCTGGGGATACGACTTTCTCTGCCATATTATTATCTCCATAGGTTATTAATTAAGGTTAGAGTAATTCTTAAATAAATATAATTTAAAAAACTCAAAAGTGTGTTTATGACTCGTTTATTTCACCAGAATCAAGATTTATGTTGACTTTTCCGTACTTTTCTTGTAAATCTTGTAGTGCTTTTCTTTCAGATTCTTGTATATTAGTCCACTCTTTTCTCAACCCTTCCTCTGTATTATTTAATCCCTCAAGTTGAGTTCCTATTTGTAGTCTTTGGATTTGTATTTGACCAAGTTTTATTGTTATCTCTTGGTATTTTGCACGAATCTCTTGTACACTATCAAGTTCTTCTGGTGTTATTTTTTTTATATCTTCTGACATATAACTTCTCCTGTTAGTTAATTCTTTTCATAAATAAATTTTGTTTTTCTGTAATCGTCTTGTTTTTTGTGTCCTGTAGTTTGTACGAATTGATTCATATAACTATCTGGCCAAACTTTTTGCATCCATGTCGTGATAATATATTTATCATCTGATATAGGCATTTGTGCGTAATGAACATAAGGCCAATTACAAGGAAAGGACAGATGTTTTCCAGTTTGACATTTTATCGCTGAATTACTATAAGGAAATACGGTTCTACCACCTTCTTCTACATCATTCAGATAAAACATACTAACAAACATTCTGTTTCCATATTCATATTGATGAGACCCCTCTGTGTGCCACGCTTCGTAATGACCAGTACCTTTTTCGTATTTATGTATTTCCCATATTGGATAGTAAAATCCTCCAGCAAATAACTCATCTGAATCAAAATGTTGTTGTAATCCAAACTTTCTTACATATTGTGATATACAATGGTCTGATATTTTTTCCAAATTTTCTATGTATTTACCACTTTCCTCTTTTGGTAAATGTAACAAATCAAGTTCCCCTGTATTTTTGTATTTATTGTCAAGTCCTCTATGTGTCATTCCATGTTTTACTTTATTTTCATCAGCATAATTTTCATATAAATCTATTAGTTCTTTACAAAAATCAGGGTCTAATGCTTCCGTTGTCTGATGAACACTATCCATAAACCATTCTGCTTGTTTTGTTTTATATTGACCTCCATGTAAAGACACATCTGGTCTATGGTCAAAAAGGTCTAATCTTGGTTTTGAAGTAGTTCTAAACATTTTTCCTTCTTCTAAAGGTATGATATTATCTTTCATATCTTCTTTCATATCTGGAGAATCAAATCCTTTTTTCTGCATATCTTTTACTTTTTTAGTATAAAAAGTATCATCCATTTTATCACTAAGTTGAAAGTTAAAAACATCTTTGTCAAATCTACTAAATTGTTCCATTGTTTCGTTATCAATAACATAGTGAAGAAATAGTTGAGAGTACCAGTCACCCTCAAATTCATTCCTGTAATGTGAAATGTTGTGTCCAAGATATAATATAGCGTCACCTGGTTTTTGTATAAATTCTACTGATTCTTTTGTTTTTAATGAGGTGACATATATTGGATATGAATGTGATTGTCCAAGATTTATCGTAAGTGAGATTTGACACCAAGGCCAGTCTGTATGATGTGCCATTGTAGCACCCTTTAAGTAAACTCTTTGAAACGAATATGTCGGTATTAGTTGTTCGTCTGTAACTTTTTCAACTCTTGGTAAAACATTATACAATGTGTTTTGCCATACTGGTAATGAATTTACATTCCAAGTCATGGGATGCATAGATTCGTTTTTATTTAAACCAGGTTCTCCCCCTAAAATCATTTCTTCACTTGAAATAGACTCTACCACTTGTTTCATAAAGAAATCAGTTTGTGGTTGTGTAAAAAAGTTTTCTAAAACTACATAGCCATTGTCAAACAAAGAGTCATTCATTATCTTTCTCCAAAATTTACCACCCCATGATTTGATTGTAGTATAAAGTTAAATGATGCTGATAATCTTTTTTTATCAGAAATAAAAGGATAAACTGTATGTAATAGTGATGATGGAAACAATAAAAACATTCCTTCTTTTGGTCTGATTCTAAGAGTTCCTTGTTCAAAATATCCCATAGACTTGTAAATTAATTCTAAAGTTCCATCACCCGATGTTCCATTCTCTACAGGTGCTCCAGATATGACTTTGTTATTTGGTGCTATCATCTCTTTAATAAACTCGTCATCTATATTATTAAAAAAGAATACGGATGTTACATTACAAAAGGGATGATAGTGTATAGGGTTGTATTCAGAACTTTTCATTTCATTTACCCATCCACCAACGATATTACACCCTACTTTAGAAGTTTTTTTACTTTCTTCATGATAATCTGTTATAGAATCAAGTCTAAATTGATTAAAGTAATACCTCTCTATAACTTCTTCTCCATATTGTTGTGCTACCGATATTAAAAATTCTTCAACTTGTGTTTGCCACAAATGTTCTTCACCGATAGTCCATTCTTCTTCTATTCTACCAGCTAACCTTTCTGTATGACTCTCTTTTTTTTCTTTTACAACCTTCTCAACCATATCCTTGAATTGAACATAAATATTTTTTGGAATGGTTCCTGTCATAACACTCGGGCCAAAAGGAGTGAGAACCTCATAGTTTATTTTTTCTACTCTATATTTTCTTTCAGACATACAAAACTTCTTTACACTATATATAAATACTAAAAAGAAACACCAAAAAACGATTTTTTTTAAAGACTTGAAGTTACATAAGTCGCTATATATTGCTCATCGTTCTCAATTGTAGTTTTTTGTTCTTCTGTTAAATCATACAACCAAACACACCCTTCATTACTTCCCGAATCAAAGGTAGTAGTACCATCCCAAAGAGTTGCATTAGAACTTCTGGCATCTAACCAATACAAATTATTTGCTTGGTCATACAAGATACCTGGTACGGTTTCTACATCATCCTCTTCAATGGTATGACTACCTGAAATTTCAATATATTTGGTCTTATACAAAGACCCAGTGAACATTCCATTAGTACTTTCTAAGTATAGATTTCCATCACTTCCTGATACATACATGGTATTAAATTCCTATTTTATGGTTTAAGTTGCTTAACACTAAATACATCATACGCATGAAAATGAGTTGAAGTAGGTGTACTCATGGCTTTTGAGGTTCTAAAAGACCAACCATAATTCGCTGGATAACTTGAATCAGTAACATTAATTTTATTATATCCCGCTGTATTAATCATATCTGCAGTTGGTGTTGTTGTTGGTGCTACCGAAACATTCCAATTATATGTTGCAGAACGACCTGTTCCAGACTTCCCCCAATATACAAGAATATCTTGTGTAGTTCCTAAAGTATACGCTCCTGCAGTAGAAATTGCTATTTGTGTGTGAGTTGAAGTGAATCTTTTCAATAGTCTAATTGCTCCAGTCTGTGGGTCGGCATTATCTTTAATTTGTAGTGTGTATTGTGATGTAGCTATTGCTGGATGAGGAGAATAATTTATTGTACTCATTCTTATATCCGCTATTCCATCTTTATTATTTGTACTATTCATGAAAAATCTAAATCTCCAACAAACTTTATCTGCTTGTGGAACATTAGTGATGTTTATTGTTCCAAAACCAGTTGATTTCATAAACATACCATGTGGATTATCCGTATTTGTAAATCTAAGTGTATCCGATACAACTGATGGAAATGTATAACCTGAGGTAGTTTGTGGTGATGAACTCCAACTCAATCTTGTACTTTCAGTTCCAGGTGTATTGTTATTAGTTGTTGTAGCAAAAATAGTACTTGCTTCTAAATCAGTAGCAGTAAAACTATCTCTTGTTCCTGTACCAATATCCCCATCATTCCAATCATCAGCACCAAATACTTTATATGTTTGTGAGAAGTCATGGTCGTATCCATAAAATTCAGACATTTGATAAGGTGCAGTTTGGTTTGGTGGATTTGCTCCTGCTGCAGTATTTAAAGCTATACCACCTAATGAAAGACTATCATCCTCATCATCATCTGATAATCCCATTAAACTGAAATCAGTTTCCCCATCAGTACCAAATGCTGTATAATCACTTTCGTTTTTTTCCGAAAAAATTCCTAAAATAGTTATTTCACCACTACTTGGAACTGCCATTTTTTAACTCCTCTATTTCTTTCTTAAGTTCTTTTATAGCGTTTATAATAATAACACTTAACTTAGCATAATCTACAGTATATCTATCTGTTGTTTCCGTTGGATAGTTTGTTTCTAAGTACTTCTTAGTATCTCCTATTGTTGGATGTGTCTCTACTATTTCTGGTATTATTTCCAATATTTCTTGTGCTATAAGACCTATATCGTACCCTCTGTTATCTAATCTCCAGTCAAAAGATACAGGTATAATTTTAAGTAAGTCATCTAATCCGTATTCCAAAGGTTCTATATTCTCTTTTAATCTTCTATCTGAACTAATTGTAGAAGAAAATGCTATTATGTCACCCTCTGCGTGGAATATCGGACTATTACCTCCTGCCATTCTAAAGTCCTCTGCACCACCTACAGAGAAACCTATAGTATCTGTAGTTGGTCTATGGAAACCAGTATTTGTATCACTACTAAATGATAGTCCAGGACTTGCTGCACTTCCATCTGGCATTGCCGCTCCTGCTGGTCCTGCTGGTCCTGATGGGCCTGCTGGTCCTGCTGGTCCTGTTGGGCCTCCCCCTCCTTGGTTACCTTGAGAACCGATTGAACCAATCTGACCTTTTGAACCTTGTGGACCAGTTGAACCTATCGGGCCTTGTGCTCCTGCCCCACCAGTCTGACCTTGATTACCAGTCTGACCTTGTGCACCTTGTTGTCCTTGTGAACCTATCTGA